AAACACAAAAGATCTTGGATGGTCACAAGTTGTAATGCCTGCAAATACACCAGCAATAAATGGTACAGGCCATTCAGTAAATTTAACTGTTGGTTCATTGGTTTGTGGTATATTTAAAGATAATAAGTTACAAGAATTTATAGTAATGGGATCTCTTCCTACTAAGACCGATGGCACAGAAGATAATAATGTTAGAGTAAGAGCTGAAGCAAACCCACATGCAGATGAACCTAAAGGTGACTATCAACCAGCAAGTACTTATGCACCAAAATATCCATATAATAATGTATTTGAAACAGCAAGTGGTCATGTTAAAGAATATGATGATACAGAAGGACATGAACGTATAACAGAAAGACATATGAGTGGTACTCAATATGAGGTATGTGCTGATGGTACAAGGAATGAAACCATTGTAAGAGATAATTATAGATTAGTAGTAGGACATGATACACTTGAAGTATTTGGTAATGTTAGAATTATTGTAAGTGGTCAAGCAGATATTGCTGTAGCAAATGATGTAAATCTTGCGGTTGGTGGTAATATTACTATGGATGCTGAAGGTGAACATAGTATTATTGATATAAATGCCAAAGGTCTTTCAAGTCAAATTGATATAGAATCTACAGGCCTTCTTAAATTAAAATCAACTGGGCCTACTGATATAGAAAGTATAGGTGATATGACATTAAAGTCAGATAATATAAAATTAGATGGTGATGTAAATATAACTGGTACTTTAATAGTTGATAAAACAACTAAGACTAGTAAGACACAATTAATTGATAGTCATACACATGTTATTTCTGGTGGTTCAAGTGCTGGAAATACTGGTGCATTAAGTTAATAACAAGTATAAATAGAAGTATGAGTTTACAAACCGCAAGAACAACCGAATATTCAGATTTAAATTTTGCATTTAAACCTAACCCTAATACTAATGACATGGGTATTGTTAAAGGAGTGCTTTCGGTAAAACAAAGTGTCCTTGCTATATTAAAAACTAATCACGGGGAAAGACCATTCAATCCTTTTTTTGGTGCGAATCTCAGACGATATTTATTTGAGAATATTAATGATGTTACTGCAAGTAGAATTGCATCATCTATAAAACATGCGTTAGAGAATGACGAACCAAGGGTAAGATTATTAAATGTTAATGTTAGAGCACAACCAGATAGTAATAAAATAACAATACGAGTAACTGTACAAATCCTTTCAACATCAGAAATTATGAATGTTGATACTTCACTAGAGAGATTACGATAATGGCACAAACAAGAAGAATTAATGCGGCGGAATTAGACTTTGACCAGATAAAAACAAATCTAGTTGCTTATATGAAAGCCAATAATGATACATTTAATGATTACAACTACGAAGGTTCTGCAATGAATACTGTCATAGATGTATTATCTTATATAACCCACATAAACTCGGTTAATGCGAACTTTGCCTTAAACGAAACCTTTTTAGATACAGCACAACTTCGACAGAGTGTTGTGAGTCATGGAAAACTTCTTGGATATACACCACGTTCTACAAGTCCTAGTGTTGCATATGTCGATATTACAATGGTGAATCCTAGTAATGTTACCGACGCAGAAGGGAATTATTTACCATTAACCTTATCAAAACACACCCCATTCTCTACGACAATTAACTCTGTAACATATAATATGTACGTGCCAGATTCCGTAACTATTAATGATGACGGTACTGCCGCACATACTTACAAATTTTCTAATGTAAAAATAAAACAAGGTACGATAAAAGAAGCAACATATACTTTTGCAGATAATACTTTTGATGAATATATTATTCAAGATTTATATATTGATACCAATTCTATAAAAGTTGATATATACGAAAGTGCTTCTTCTAGTTCTTTTGAAACTTATGCTGCATATACGAATATAGTGGATATAGATGATACTTCCAAGATATTTTTCCTTGAAGAAACGAGGGAAGGGTATTATGAAGTTAAATTCGGTGATGGAATTATTGGAAAGAAACCAGAAGCTGGTAATGTCATAAAGATAACTTATGCGAACGTTGGAAATGCTAATGTTAATGGTGCAAGTGTTTTTGCATTAGCTGGTAGTATCGGGGGAAATACTAATGTAACACTCACCACAATAACTAAAGCAAGTGGTGGTGCAGCCGCTGAAACTAAGGAGTCAATTAAGTTTAATGCACCTCTTGGATTCGTAAGTCAGAATAGAGCAGTAACCCCCGACGATTACAGGTCTATTATTCAAAACACATACGGTAATGTAGATAGTTTAACTGTATGGGGTGGGGAAGATAATATTCCACCAGATTACGGAAAGGTATATATTTCCATTAAACCACTTGATGCAGAAACTTTAACGACTGTAGAGAAAGAAACGATTATCGGTACTTATTTAAAACCAAAAAATGTTGTTTCTATCACTCCCGTTCTCGTTGACCCAGATTACACTTATATCGACTTAGAGATATACTTTAAATTTAATCCTAACATTGCTAGTGTAACGGTGGGCGGACTACAAGATTCTGTTCGTACAACCTTAACATCTTATAATGATGACACCTTAAAGAAATTCGGTGGTGTATTCAGAAGTTCAAATCTCGTAAAGAACATAGACGAAACATCCGTTGCAATTCTTTCTAATATTATGAGGGTTAAGTTCCATAAGAAATTTACTCCTGTGATAGGTACTGAAACGAGATATCAATTCGACTTTAATCAGGAATTAGCAAAACAAGAGGACACGTATTATATCGAGAGTTCTTCATTTGTTTATAATGGATATACTTGTACCTTAAAAGATTATTATAATACCGAAACTCTAAAAAATATTATTAGAATTATCGATACTGAAGGTACAATAAGAAATACTAATATAGGTTATGTGGAAAATGCAACTGGTCGAGTAGTTCTAGAAGGATTTAATCTTACATCTATTGTAGATACCACAACCACTCAACTAAAAATAAATGCTAGACCAGCATCTTCCGACATTAAACCAACACGAAATGAGTTACTTACCATCGATACTACTAAAGCAACAATTACTGGTGAGATAGATACAATGGCGGTTGGTGGAACAACTGCTGGTATTGACTATACAACGGTGAGTAATAGCTAATGCCAGGATATAATAGAATAGATTTAGCAGCCTTTGTAGAAAGTGTTGTACCGCCCGCAATTATTGCTGATAATCCAGAACTTGTAGAGTTCATTAAGGTATATGCGTTATATCTAGGACAAGAATCATTTTATATCAATCAACTTGAGTTACAAAGGGATATCGATTTAATTGAAGAATCACTATTAACAGAACTTCAAAACGAAATCGGTACTCCAATTCCAAGGACTTTTGCTGCCGACCCACGAACATTCTATAAACATCTTGTAGATTTTTATAAGAGTAGGGGAACACCAGAGTCCATTAAAGCATTCTTTAGATTGATTTATGATGACGAAGCAGAGATTTATTTTCCGAAAGACGATATGTTCATTCCATCGGATGGAAAATGGAAAGAGCAAACAGACGATATTAAAGCGAATCCCGGAAACTATACACCAAGTCATACATGGACAATTGCGGCTGTTACGGGAGATGGAACGTATATCAACTTTGCAGATGATGACGGGTTCTCTCCAGTTTTTGACGGAGATGTAATCACTGTTAATGGAGTACACGAACCAGATGTTACTTTCAGTATATCTCAAGTGTATTCAGCACCTGAATGGTACAACCTTCACAAGATAACATTTACCGATAGAACCTTAGCAGTTGATGATGTAATTAAATCTTATAGGCCGGGATTGTTCACAGTAACAGACGGGTTCGTTTCGGATACAAAAAAAATTCAAGATTCTTATTTCTATCAAAAGTTTTCTTATGTACTTAGAACAGGAAAAAGTATTTCGGATTGGAAGAACGCATTTATTAGATTAATTCACCCTGCAGGTTTCAATTTCTTCGGGGAAGTTTTCATTAATCTTCTTTCTACAAGTCAATGGAGAGTTCAGCCGGGTTATCAAGAAAGTGGAGTACCATTCCGTATTACAATTAATTGGTTAACTCAGTTCTTAACATTGTCAGAATTAGGAACATTTATAGAAAAAACATGGTCTAAGGACATGTCAAGTAATGAAATAGGGTTAAATGACCATTTTGATAATATAAAGTTCTTAAATTGGAGACCTATTGGAGATTATTCTCAATATACATTACAAGATGTTATAAATAACAATATAGGTACACAAACGGGATGCCAAATATACACTTGTACACCACTTAATTCAGATACTTCATATGATTCAAGTGCGTGTACTTTAACAATACCATAATAAAACGGGGATAATATGCCAGCAATTATTACAAGCAAATTCAGGTTAGACACGACAGAGGCGTTTATAACCGACATTCAAGGAAACACCAATAAATACTATTTGGGGATAGGGAGAGCACATGCTTGGCCTACCGTTGACTCTCCAGATACACCTTACGAAAAT